TACTTTTCCCAACCAGCCATCTTACGAAATTCTTGAGCGGTGATACTGTCGCCGGTTTCTTCTTCGTACTTAGAAGCAAACTCTTGAGTAGCTAGATCATCATCAAATAATGCATCTCTTTCACCTCTAAACTGTGCTTCTAACTCTGGACTGACTCCTTTAGTTAATATGTCTAATGAGATTTGAGCTTCTCTGTCAGCTCTATGTTTATCTTGTCTTTCTTTTAATATGTCTCCCAGCTTTGAAGATAATGAGCTTAGTTGACCCCAAGTTTTTTCAGAGTTTCTAATTCTATCTGCTGAGTTCTGTTCTAATTGATTTAGGTATCGTTCTTCAGATGCCTGTATTCGTGCGTCTTCTTTTTCCTGTTCTGGAATGATGTCAGCTATTCCTTCAGTATTTAGTGACTGACCACTTATGTTGTAATTTGGGATCATGGTGCATACCAATTAATGTTTGGACTGTAATCCATATAATTACCACCAACTAAAGGTGAAGAAGGAGTATAGAAACTTGTATTAGATGTTCCTCCACCACCTGTATTATTTCTTAGAGCATTACCTGTACTACCCATACCTTCTAACCCAGCACCTAACGCATTACCCATGCCTAGCATGAATGTCAAACCTACGTTCTGCATTACTGGAGGTGGTGGTGCTAAATCTTGTACTGGTTGTATAGCTACTCCTGCAAAGGATCTATTAAGTGCTGTTTTAAGTTGTCTATTTACATCTCCCATAACTTCTTTAGCTTGATAACTAGCCATAGATAAACCTCTAGATCTGAGTCTTTGACTCATTCCAAAGTTAGCTGTATTAACTGCTAATTGTCTTGCTACTGATTTACCTCTGATACCACGTTCGGCAGCAGAGACTTCTATGTTTCCTTCGTTTTGTAGCATCTTTTTAAAGTCTTCTTGATTCTCAAGGAATGCTAAAGACTTTGCATTTTGTAGCTGGAGTTGTGTTCTTGTGTAAGCTCTCTGTGCGGCTATATTCGCTTGATCTACTTCTTGTTCATACTGTACTTTTTTTGAACTATAAGTGACCATACGTTGCATCCACTTACGCTCACGTATTTTTAATTGATGTTCATAATTTCTTCTTCTCTCAGCATTAGCTTGAGAGGCTTGGGCTGCACCTCCTATAGCGGAGATTGCTGGTCCAATTGCTGCTGTACTACACACGGCAAAATTCTATAAAGGATAAATTGTTTGGTCCGTAAGTTAATTTCCTAAGAAATTTAAAACCTAAAAACCTAAGTAACTTGATATGGACTTTGTTTCTTTCGTCAACAATGTTCCACAGTAACTTTTCTTTTCTGGATTGGATATACCTTTTAGCTTCTCTAGCAAAGGTATGTGGATAGTCGTAGATTGCTGGAGTACATAGCATCCAGATTTGTCCATTTCCATGAACGCCTGCCATGCCTGCCAACTTTCCGTTAGGTACCTCAAAGTAAACTGAATCGCAGTTATGAAATCCTACGATTAATGCGTTTAAAGGGTCATGTCCATGACCTTCTGTAACCTCCCGATAATCATCGGGTAATAAATTAGAAGCCACACGAAGTGCAGCTTCCAATGTTGATGGGTGAATGTATTTAGACACGCTGATAATTATTATTTGTATAAACTCCTTCCCATGTCATGTTGTGTATTGTGGCTGGAGTTGGGTGTGTAGATTTAATAGTTAATTGTGCGTTTATATTTCTGTCGTATATAGGTACTGTTCTTAAATTGTCGTCATCTACAATTCCTGCTGTATTAGCTATGTAAGCATCAGCAGCAGCTATTTCAAACGTTTCAGTATAATCGACTCTTCCAATTCTTTTTAAAGTAGTTTGATATACACCTATTGGACCAAAGCCAAATTTGACTCTATGAAGAATAGTATGTGCTCTTGTGTCTGCTCTATATGCTTCACCTTCTCTTCTTACGTAGTAGACAGTTGGTAAGGAAACTTCCATCGTATATAGATAACCAATCATAAATGTTTGACTAGACCAGTTGCCTACAATTTCTAAATTACTTCCATTAATAGTTACTAATGAATACCTCCCTAGTTGAGCACCACTATCAATATCAAAAGCTGCTAACTGATTAGAACTTTCTAAACCTATTGGTTTTGGAAATGTTGTTTTATTAGTTGAACTGTTATATGTATTTGATGCTGTAGTTACAGGCATTACATGGTCTAGATGTACTCTGTGTTCTGTAACTGCCGCAGTATTAGGATCAATCTTTATTGCAAATTTAAGTATTTGATCCTTACCATTATTTCTAACAACTACAAATAAGAAATCATCTTGCATGCAGTGATATTGAATAGTCCCTGTCATAGTCCATTTAAACCATGCAGCTAGTTTTCTTTCTGTAACTTGATCAAAATATCTATAACCATAAAGAGTTGAACTACCTTCTTCACTAAAAAATATAACTGAGTTTTCTCTAGAGTTAGAAATTAATTTTAAATCCTTTTCAAATAGTCTTGATACAACTGCACTTTGTTCTATGAGTTGTGGTTCACCTTCTCTTTGAACATTAACCATTTCAAAGAATCTTGAAAACTTACCAGCATTATCTAAAAAGCCTATGGTAGTACCAAGAGAGATAGGGTTAGTTGCAAAGTTAAAGTTATAGGTAGAAAGAGTATTAATCTTAGCTGTGATTGGACTGAATACGTCACTATCAGTAGTAAGCATAAATTGCTGATTACTAGAAAATAAAACTAATCCAGTATTCGTCTGGACTCCGTCATACAAAATTGCAGGATATCCAGAACTAGCTGATATATCTATAGGATCAGAAGCAACAAATTGTATTGCAGATTTATTAAAGAAATTAGTAAAGTCTCCGGGACGGGACATTACTATATTTTCATCAGCAAGTATTCCAAATCTATTTCTAAAAAATATAAGCTTGTTTATAGCTGTTCCTATAAAAGAGGGTTCTGGATTGGTAACATCGTCACCTACTAAAGCATCGTCCCATTGAGGAGCATTAGCAGTTACTGGTCCATCAGCAGTTGTAACTGTATAAGAAGAACCATCTAATTCAGTAAGTCTAAAATTACCATCAGCAGTTCTTATAAGAAGCACCGGCATCTTAGATCTTTTTAGTCTTATAGTCCTACCCGGCTTAGCACACTCTTCCCATGTTCCTTCACCATCTCTACCACTATTTCCAAAGAATTTTACAAAATGATTGTCTTCGTCAGCAACACTGTTAACAACTTCAACTACCATTCCGTTTTTACACTGAGAAGGAAGATCACCAATATCATTAACTTTTGAAGTAACTACATTTAACAATTCACCTACAGGAGTAGACGCATTAAAATTTGTAGCTCTTTTTATATGTAATCCATTACCTATCTGTGTAATATCAGATGCTTGAAAATTATTATTACCATTTGAATCTGTAGATAGTAAAAGTTGAGTTCTTATATCACCAAGAATACTTTCAGCAGTAATAGTTGTTTCTGTGTCAAATGGTGTAGGTTGTGGTCGAACAACAGCAAGGTTTGCTTGAACTTCAGATGTACTAACAGAATCAATATTTACTTTGTAATAACCATCTCTCATCCAAACATAAAAGAAATCACCTGCCTTCCAGTTTTCTCCACCATGCAGTAGATCGTATGTAGTTGTATATCTAGCTCGGTAAGTTGTTGAAGCATTGTTGCCAGAACCAGAAGAATATGGTACTGATTGTCCAGTAGTAGATATTCGGAAATATAAATTCTTAGGAGTTCTTGCGCTAGTACCAGTGAAGTTACTTACATTAAGATTCGATCCTGAAGAGGTTCCATTGTCATGTCTAACATCAATGTTGTAGTCATAATTTTTGTCTACGCTATCACTTGCACCCGGTCCAGTACCTCCAACAGCATTAGTATCTTGTTGGGCACCTCCATCAGTAACACTAAAAATTCTAGTACCTACATTAGGAGCAAAGGCATCCCTACCAGCTCCAGCTTGTTGATTACATCTTGTGCCGACAGTTGATCTGGCAGTATGAGCTACCATTCTTGAATCTGAATTACAGTAATTATTACTTGACTTAATAAGTTCTACGCTAATCCTAGTTGCTGTAGAAACTTCTTGTGTAGTTGTAGTATCAAAAACATTTAAAGCATACTGTTTTGAATAAGATATACTTTTCAATTCAACAAAAATTTCTTTCCCAAAATCTCCAAGAGGTTCTGTTAAAGTATCCATTTCAGTTTTAATGGATCTGTTATTTAAGTAAGTAAAATCGTTGAGAGTTAAAGTTTGTATATCTTCATCATTAGTGTGAGTCAGATAAATGTCATTACCTATACCATTAACTACATTCTTTTCAGCACCAGTAAGGCAGTCCCATATTCTGACTGTACCATTTTTATGAATTTGTCCTATGTATTGTTCAGTATCATCTCTGTAATAATGAAACCATTTACCATCAGTAGAAGAAAGTTTAGTTCTAGCACTTCCATCTGGATTTGTTCCATCACTTAAAGATGCCACAAACTTTCCAGCAGGTCTTTTTAATAATCCTTGACTTACGTCAGGTATGGCGTTCACCATGTCTTTGACCTGACCGGGAATCTTCTGCTCGTCAGGCTGTTGTGAAATACCAGCCGTTAACGCTGGAATAGTTTGTGTAATATTTGGCATTATCTAATAAGTGCTTTATAAGGTTGATAAGATCTATAGTTACTTTCCTGTGGAAATCCAAAGAAAGTATGATCTCCTTGCTCACAGTCGTACTCCAAAGCTGAAGCTCTAGTTTGTGCTTCTTCAAATCTAAGTAACTGTACTAATTCTTGATTAGAAACTAATTGTGTAGCTGCTCTAACTGATGCTCTAGCAATTATGTATCTCTGTATTGCTGGAGGTACGTCGTTAAAATCTAGTAAGTAAGTAATGTCAAAATATAAGTCGCCAGTAAATACATCTGTATCTGTAACGTTGTCAAATAATTTACCGTTCTTTCTTACTACGTCTAAGTTTCTGTCGTACAAACCATTGTGTACATCGTACCTAAGATAGTTGTTTGGTATTACAAAATTACCATTACCATCAGGTGAAACTTTTTTATTATCTTGTTTATTAAAATGCCATCCTTCATTCTGCACATCTTTAGTAACTTCCATAAGTAAGTTATGTATGATTGCAATCTGTGGATTAGCAAATGTGTTAACTATTTCTTGTCCTGAGTTTGTTGCGTCTGTTGTCACTGCTCCAAGAGTAGTAACAGGTGCTTGTCCAATGCTACCCAAGATAGAATTAACTGCGGATAGTTCGGTATCGGTTGCTAGTTGAGTAGTCATAAAAAAAAAGGGAGCCGAAGCTCCCGTATAAAGAATAAAAAATTAAGCGTTTGCAGGGTATGTTGTACCGAATGCAGCGTTGCCAGTTGAACCAGCAGCAGCTCCAGCGATAAGTTCTACACAAGCAGCAGGATTTAAGAAATCTGCTCCCATTGCTAAACGTCCAAGTATTACGTCACCTTGGTAAACAACTGAAACGTCGCCTGAAGTTACCTGAACCTGTGGTCCAATAGCTTCTACAACTCCAGCTCCTTCCTTTTGGAATATTAAGCCACAGCTATTTGCAAAGTCAGTAGCGTTACCGTAGTTACCGTTAATACCAGTAACAGAAGCTCTACCGTCTTCTGCTGTTTCAGCTACAAATGAACCTGAGTTACCGGGATCTGTGATACCGGGGTTAGTTCCAGATGCCGATCCATACTTAGTACCATAAGATCCAAAGAACGGAATGTTCATTGACTTGTAGATCTTAATACCAGCAATCTCAACTACTCCTTGTCCTGATTGTAAAGCAGTTCCTTGTGCATCACGGTTTATTAAACCATTAGAGATAACACCAGAACTTACATCATTGATAAGACTGTAGTATTGACGTGGGTTAAGAACAGCTACTCTTGAATCAGAAGAAACACCTTTCTCATCTAGTGCTGCGGCAGCATCATAGAAAGCGTTTACAAGTAGTCCGGCATCATAAG